TTTGTGCCGCTAACTCCATTAATACTTCCACCAGTAATAGCTACGTTATTAGCGTTCTGGCTAGACATGGTTCCTAATGAACCAGTAGCATTAGTTACGGCTGTAGCTACATAAGCAGTCGTAGCAATCTTTGTAGAGTTATCCCCAGCAGTTTGAGTTGTACCAACCGCACCGCTTGCCACTGTGGTTGAGACTGTGGTTGCTGTAGTAGCATTGGTGGCATTGGTTGCATTAGTTGCGTTAGTAGCATTAGTTGCGTTAGTTGCAAAGTTTACTGATTGTGATCCAATATTACTTGAAGTAATAAATGTTCCACCAGAAGCTGGGTTAGTAGCCGTAGCCGCATTACCGCCAATAGAAAGTCCTGATGCTGTCCCAGTAATATTCGTACCGACTAATGCACTAGGTGTTCCTAACGCTGGAGTTACCAAAGTAGGGGATGTACTCAAAACTACAGAACCTGATCCAGTAGACGAGGTTACTCCAGTACCGCCAGAAGTTACTGCAAGAGCATTGGTTAAAGTTACAGAAGTAAAAGCCGCAACTGATCCAGACTGATATTTGTCTGTATTCAGATTTGAGAAGTTATTATCTACTTCTGTGTTGGTAAGGGGTACACCCTTAACACTTCTTAAAACAATCGTAGACATAAAGACCTTTTAATTAAGAGATAGTTACAGTCCAAGTTACAGTCATAGAGTCACCAGATTGTTTATTCACAACTGGAAATACAGTTCTGCATAACATCGTTCCAGAACTTGAGGCGTTAAATATTCCAGCTTCAGTAACTGCACCAGTACCAACGCCAGCATTAAATGTAGCTACATAAGTAATTGTGTTTGAAGATACTGTTGTAGTTGTTAATGCTGTTCGGCTACTAGCAATGAGTGTTCCTAATGTAGTATCACCATTGGCGGCGGCAGTTGTACCAGTGCCAAGTTCCATATGTGTCATGGCTGTGGCGGTTGCATCCTTCATTCGAGAAGCAATGTACGCTGTACCAGTTGAAACCACAAGGTTTTTGAACTCACGAGTCTCTTTAATCGAGCCATCTTCACCGACTAACAAAACGGCTAGTACGCCTGTTGCTTTAATATTTTCAATAGTATTCATTTAATATCCTGTTAAAAAGTTATAAAAGTTCCTACATATACGGAAGTTAAAGTTTCGGTATATCCTTCCCAATAATCCGTCATGGACACTGAGCCACCGTCAACCTTCCCGACTGAGTCGGAGAAAGGTTTACTTGGACCAAGTGATGGAGCATCAATGGCAGAAGCAAAGTCAGTCATTGATCTAGCCAAGAACATGATTTGATCGTCATCTGTATTTGCAACTCCATAGAAGTCGTCAGTAGGATTGACGGTATCTAAGATAGATTTGTTGACTGTAAAAAACTTACTCTCTGATGTAGAGTTTGTGTCAGAAACATTCTTGCCAACCAAGTTAAACGAGACATCGGCTTTAGTAAACGAATCGGTAAATGGCTTGGCAAGTAGCTTGCCTACAGAATCGCTATTAACTGGCGTATCTGATAACGGCTTAGAAATGTTTCTAGTTAAAGTACCATCTCCTGTAGTGGCGGTATCGTTTGATCGCTTACCAAAGTTAATCGTATTGGCATCTGTCTTGGCAACAGAATCTGTAGAGTTCTTGCCAAAGGATTTAACTGAACTGTCAGACTTTGTAGATGTATCGCTAAGAGCCTTCGCCAAACTAAAGGTTTTGACATCAACAGTTGTCTTGGTATCAGTTAATAACTTACTGAAGAATCGAATAGTAATATCCGATGGAACTGGTTGATCAGATAGACTCTTTACAAATGCCCTCAATGTTACGTCTGATTTTAAGACCGTATCTAATAAGACTGGATTACGCCCAATGATGTCAATCATGTAATCCAATAGGATGTTTACATAGGATGCCGAGACTATCGGTATGACATAACTAGGGGAAGTTGTAGTAGCACCAGTACTTGATGATGATCCTGTGGCGTAAACCACCTTAACTTCTGCAACGATGTTTACATAATTAACCGTTACAACGGCTTTAGAGTCCATTAAAGTCTTCTCTTATCTTGAACTTTAATAACTCATTGATTGTTTGCTTTGAGTTATCACTGAAGGCAATCTCAATCTCACCTTCGTAATCGCCAGCTGGTTGATTTAAATCCGTAGCACCCCACGCTAACTGACATCTGCCACCCACACCAGTGACGTTATAAGGTGAACTAGAATTGACACTACCGTCAGCATTTAACTTACCAGCCAATTTAGTAGCAGTTATTGTTGCCAAGATAGTAGAAGAGCCTGTCGCCCGAAAGTACATCTTGACTACGGCATTACTAACGTCAATGGAGTCACCAGTATTTAGGTCAGTCAAACTCAAGACGATATAAGGTTTAGTGTCATTTCTGACAAGTTTAATTTTTTCAGCCATTTTTAATCCTTAAATTTCTGGAATCTGAATGCGAGCATCTGATCTCACATAACCACGAAGCACTCGCTGTCTTGCGGTATTAACGCCTTGCATGAAACGTGCTTGATATAGTGCGCCAGAGGATGGACTGGTATAGGGTTTTCCTGGACTCATCATGAGCCTTGCAATCGCTCCAGCACCAATCTCTTCTGCATAGTCTTCTAGTAATACATCCTCTACTAAGAGGGCGGCACGACTAGGCTTTAATGCCACACGCATTGTAATTGCGCTAGGCGATGTTGCTGATGGTCTAGGGAAGATCGTAAAGGTACGCTCATCCTTTTGAAAGTAATACTGTGGCGTACTCTTGGTTGCTACTGCACCTTCATAGCCAGTGTTATAAATTGTTGGATCGGTCACTTCATCAGGGTTGATAGCTGTCATTGCCGAACTCTTAAACCACATCTTCATTACTTTCGTCACTAAATGATTAGTGATTGGCGATTCAAAGTCATAGTCACCTGTGTTGGTAATTACGGTAATAGGATCATGGTCACGCTGAATAATCAAAGACTTCTCACAGAACTCGATGCAAGTCTTCTTAATCTCTAGCGTTGCAAGTTCCAATGTGGCTCCAGGAACATAGGGCATGACATAGTCAAGGAAGGTTGAATGTGCTTTCATACAGAGGTCATCCCATTCTTAAAGCGAATCAGTAAAGCTACGCCACGAGTCTCATTGGCATATTCGTCATCAACGAGTTCTGCACGACCAACAATAAAATCTTTTAAGTACTGGTGATATTCAATCGGAATAGGGACAGTGTCGCCAAGAGCAAACGTACTCAGTACTGATGAATAGGAACCAAGAAAGAAATCTGGTCTGATCCGTTTACACTCTCGCACGACATCATTAGCGTAGTTCAAGAGTATTGCGTCTGTGTAACGGTTTTTGTCCGAGTCTTTTAAGAACACTCGTGCTTCATCAATCACTGATTGAAAGGTTGCCATTGTTCACCATAAATCTTTTCTAGACCAATGGTTCGCACTGAACACATCGTCTTTGGTTGGATTACCGTTCTTGTCTTTAATGCCAGCAGAACGAGCTAAATAGTTAGCACGACGTTTAGGATCTTTATGCTGAGTAAAATCTTCCATACCCCTTAATCCATACTTCACTAACTTTACGTCATCGCCTTTCTTGGCGAGTACCATCTTCTTATGTGAATCTCCAGATGGAGCCTTCACAGGTTTATTAAATCCTGGGAACTCATGTCCACGGTATTGCAACTTGCCGCCTTCCTTCTTGACATTAGAGGCTTTCATTTTTTCTTTACCTTTGCGGTCTTAGCAGAATCTTTAAAGTCTTTTGCAGTAGGAGCGCCAGGAGATCCAACCTTACGCATCTTCTCTCCACTCCCAGCTTCGATGCGTTTCTTCTTTGCGTTAATGTTGGCATAGAGTCCAGTCTTCATTTATTTAGCCGCCAGTTCTTGCGCCTTCTCTTGCAAGATTTGCTTTGTCGATTTGCGCTTCTCTTGAGCCTCTTCAGTAACTACCTCTTCTGGCTCTTCGGTATATTCTTTGTACCAATCTCGTTCATTCAGAACTAGCTGGTCGAAAACAGACACCATGCCTGTCTTGGTATTAATCATTTTTCGTATTGTCATTATTTAAAATGGGGAGAGTTTTCCTCCCCCCATCCGTAGGTTACTTAGTAACTACAGCGGCGACTAACGCTTCTGGCTTAACAACTTTGAAGCCAAACACGTTTAGACCACGCATGATGTTGCCAAATGTGCTGGTTGAACGTAATGTCTCTACGTTAGTAATCTGTGAGGCAAATGAAACTGCATCACGAGTACCAGCCATAATGGTTGTCTTCGAACTTGCGGTGTACAAGTTGTTAGACACATAGAGAGTAAAGCGGTCAATCATTCCCATCTTGCCGTTACGCAAGATAGAAGTATCATCACCAGTCAAGTAGGCTTGCTTTAGATCAGAGTTCTTGATCAAAGCACCCATCCATGCTGGGATAACTAACCAACGACCATCTTCTGGTACGTTCTGCTCATCCAATGCTTGACCCATATTAAGGATAGTGTCTAGGACATTAGCCTTTGTTAGAGTTACTGGAGTTGCTGTTACACCTAAAGCTAGGTTTGCAGAACTTGCACCAGCAGAATTGCCTTGGTTAGCGGCGGCGGCTAAAGGTGTAGTAGATGCTCCACCAGTAGCTAACTGAGTTAGCACTAAGCCATCAATAGCAATTTTCATTTGCTGTGCCGCATCGTTAGTGAACATGTCCATTAACTTTACGTCTGCCTGAGTTGCATCCACATCATCAACGACCACATTGAAATACTTACCGTAGTCAATGGATAGAACGATAGGAGTAGATGTAGGAACCTGTGATGCTAGGCTCATACCTTTGGTGTAATCACTAATAGTGATTGTTGGGATTGTACGGATGTTGACTTTATCGCCTTGATCCTTGATCTCACCTTCCCAATCATTGTTCGTGATCTCACCGAGAACGGTGGATTTGTAGAACTTAACTTGAAGTTTGCCAGACCAAATCTCAGGTACAAAGTTTGCACCATACGAGTTTGTTGTGCTACTGGATACATAATATCCCGAGGTTACGCCGACTGCCATGATAGATTTCCTTTAAAAATGACCATGCGCTCTGTTTAGCGAATACGCTTTTCAAGTTGAGCGGCATGGATATCTGCTTCAATGGCTACCATCTGTTCGGGAGTTACTTCTCCAATCCTTGCCCTTCGGTAAAAATCTGCAATCTCAGGACGAGTCCAGATTTTTTTACCTTGAGGTTTAGATTGTGTGACCGTCGTTGACGGTACAACTTGAGACTCTAAACTCCTGTTGGAAGTAGCCGCTCTTTGATCCGTTGTCTTTTTCCACGCATTAAAAAAGTTGGCGACTCTAGCCGCATCTTTTGCACCTTCCGCTTCCGCAAG